TCTGCCGCAAATGTTATGCGTAATAAGTATGCAGCAGGAATAACAGTTTCGAGACGTGCAGGTAATGAACTAGCATTTGCTCATCTTAATTCTTATTTTCTTATGCATTCCATGACTGTAGTAGGAAGTCAGTATTGGAATGAAGTGCATGGAGATTTCCCAGAAGAACTCGAACACGACAAAGAAGGTTTACAATGTATGCGAAGATTGGCATATAACATGCATGTTGCAGTTCATGGACCTGACAAACCTTTTGAAGAAAAACGAATTCATACGAATTTTATTTCGAGAGAATTTTTAAAGCTTTATAAGGAAGCTGAAAACAAATAAACATATTTACAAACACAAAAAAATTTACTAAATTTAAAAATAAAAAGAGAGGATATAACAATGGCAAAACTCGGCGTATTAGTTGATGCACAGGTAGATTTTATTACTGGTGCCCTCGCAAACCCATTCGCACAGGCAAAGGTTCCTAATATTGTTAACAAGATTAAGCACTGGGACGGTGCTATCATCGCAACACACGATACTCACTTTAACAAGGTGCAGGTTACTACTGGTTGGCCTCCAATGGAAGGCAAGCCGTATGAGGAAACATTGGAAGGTCAGAAGCTTCCGGTTCCGCACTGCATTAAGCTGACCGATGGTTGGGAAATTGAAAAGACTATTCTTGATGAACTTCAGAAGAAGAACCAAGATGGTAAGCATAATTTCTATTCTGTCGATAAGTATACATTCGGTAAGCTCGATCTTCCTGAATATATCAAAAATCTCGGTATTGAATTCGACGAAATCGAAATTTGGGGTTTCGTAAGCACGATTTGTGTTCTTGCAAACGCAGTTATTCTCAGAGCTGCATTCCCGAATATGAAGATTACTGTCGATGCAAGCTGCATTGCTGATTTGGATGAAGAAGGTCAAAAGGCTGCAATTCTCTGTCTCCAACGTCAACAGATTGATGTAATCAATGTTTAATATTCCAAACAGATATAATACAGAAGGTTTTAATGACCTTGCAGATGTATGGCAAGATCTGCTTGTTGCTGCTGAGGGTGCAACAGAAAAGCAGATTTATGCACTGGCTGAAGATGTAGTAAGAAAATTACATAAACCTGTTACAAAAGAAAACGTAGATATTGTGCTCAGAACATTAGGTTCTCAAATCAAAATTAATATTAAAGAATAACCATTTACAAAAATGGTTATTTTTACTATATTTGTTTAAAATAAAATTTTGGAGATTAAAATGAAATTTTTTCTAAAACTTTTTCCGCCTAATTTAAAGGTCATGGCGGATATTAGCAAGCTTCTCGCTGCAGGTCGTTATGATGAATGTATTACTTATATTAAGGCAGTAGACCAAAAGAATTTAAAAAAGTCACTTAATTATTATATCGTTACATCAGAAAAGCTCGTCAATGAATTTATGATGCACCGTTACAAAATGATGAACGATATGCACGAAATGATCTTCAAGGAAAAATCAAAATACTTCAACCAACAGCGATATAACAAATGTGTTAATGCTGCAAATGAGGATGACAAACCACTGAACTTTTTTGTTCAAAAACTTAAATACGGATTTTAAGAATTTTTATAACCTTCACTATAAATAAAATAGATTTGGAGTGAAGGCCAAAATTTTAATATTTTTACTTTTAGATATAACCTGTGTAGTTTCGTCCTTCACTTAAGATTCTGCATAGGTTATTTTCTTTTTGGAGTGAAGGCCAATGCAATATTACATTTATAAAATAACTAATAAAATTAATGGTAAAATCTATATAGGTCAACATAAAGTTCCTTTAATTAAAGAAAACTTTAGAAGATATTTAGGTTCTGGTATTGCAATTAAAAATGCAATTAAAGAATATGGGAAAGAAAATTTTGATAAAGAAATATTAGAATATATAGATGATGATGAAAAACATGAATTGGTTTCTGAGCGAGAAAAATTTTGGATAAAAAAATTTAACTGTATGTCACCAAATGGTTATAATATAAGTCCAGGTGGTGAGGGCGGATGCACAAGTGAAAGCGGTAAAAAAGCTGCAGAAACAAGAAAACGCAATGGAACAGATAAACGAACACCTGAGCAACGTTTAAAAATGTCAATTATAGCAAAAGGAAAAGCAAAATCAGAATTACATAAACAACATTTATCTGAACATCATCATTTAAGAACTTTACACAAAGTTCAATTTGAAAATGATGGTCATATTGAAGAAACATATGATTCAATTAAAACTTTAGCTATTAAATATGGTTTTAAATCAACTATGATATTAAGACGTGCTTCTGAAGCAGGAAAATTTAAAAATGGTATATTAGTATTAGATATTATTGACCCTAAAACTGTTGAACGTCATAATATGGTTCAAAATGGTCTATTTAGAGATCCAATAATAAATGACATAATACCATATTATACATTACGTAATAGAAAATGTGCTAATGCTGCAAAAAATGAAATATATAGAAATTTAAATATATTTGATTGTTTTGTAGAATATAATAATGAATAAATGCCATTTACAAAATTATTTTTATTTGCTATATTTTATTATAACATTTAAAAATAAGGATATTAAAAATGACAAAACATCTTCCTCAAATTATTACACATCTGACAGATCAGGATTTTTATAAGTTTACAATGGGTCAGATGTTCGTTCATCAGTTCCACGATGCAAAGGTCGAATGGACTTATAAGAACCGCGATCCGGACCGTAAGTTCACGAAAGAGATGATTGATGAAATCAATTATCAGATTGACCTTTACGCGAAGCTCAGATTTACACCGTGGGAACTTCAGAATTTTGCCAAGATTGATTTCATGAAGGGCGACTATATCGGATTCTTGAAGAGATATACGATTGACCGTGACGAAATCACTTGTGTATTCGATGAAAAAACTCAGCAACCTGAAATCCACTTCCGTGGTTACAACGTTGACGATTCTTATCATGAAGTTCCGGTTATGTCTATTGTTTCTGAAGTCTGGTTCAGAATGACATACAATGAAGAGGAACAGAAAAAGATTATCGAAGATGCAAAGGAACGTGCTCGTAAGAAGATTGATAAGCTCATCAAGGGTGAAATCAAGCTCGGTGCATTCTCTGAATTCGGTACAAGACGTAGATTCTGCAAGGAATTCCAGGAATGGTTGCTCCGTGAATTGATGAAGTATCAATTCAATGGAACAAAGTTTGTCGGAACTTCTAACGTCTACTTCGCATTCCTTCTTGGAACTAAGCCGGTCGGAACAATGGCACACGAAGCAATTGAACTCGTTGGTCAGGGTTTCCCAATCCATAATCCGGCTTATTCTAACCACTACATGATGAAGCACTGGATCAAGGAATACGGTGTTAAGAACGGTATCTATCTTACTGACTGTATTACTACTGACTGCTTCTTGAAGGACTTTAAGATTGAACAGGCTAAGCTTTTCGCAGGTCTGAGACATGACTCTGGCGATCCGATTGAATGGGGTGAAAAGATGCTTGCTCATTATCAGAAGCTTGGTATCAATACCAAGGAAAAGACATTGCTCTTCTCTGATAGCTTGGATTTCCAGCGAGCAGAAGTAATTTACCAGCGTTTTGCACTCCGTTGCAATGTTGCTTTCGGTATTGGTACTTGGCTTGTTAACGATACTGGTCATTTCAAGGCTATGAACCAGGTTATCAAGCTTACTGAAGTCAACGGCATTCCAGTCTGTAAGATTGCTGACGTTCCCGGTAAGTTCATGGGTAAGAGCGAAGTCTACCATGACTACCTCAAGAGAGCAATCGATTGGCGTGTTCAGAACGAAGTCGAAGCTGCTTAATATTATTAACAAATATTTTATAAAAAGAACCATTTACAAAAGTGGTTCTTTTTTCTATATTATATTCAGTAAAACATAAAAAAGGATAAAAAAATGCTCAAATTACTTCTAATCTACATTGCCTCATACATCGGCAGTCGTCTAATCGTTCGGTTCTTAAAAGAACAAAAAATGATTGATGTCAAGGATGACCCTAAGATTGCCTGCATTCTTATCGCTCCGTTAATGTTCATTGGTTTAATCATTACTACATTGATGGCTTATATTTATAAATGGACTACTAAAAAGAAAAGGGAAGATGAATTTGTAAACAAATATAACAAGAAATTACCAGAAGTATGGTATAAGCTCAATCGGTTCCTTGGAACTGGTAAGCCATCTATTCTTGATAATGCTTCTACATTTGATAAAGAATATGATAAGTATATCGATGAACAGGATTTATTTAGTGATTTCAGACCTGCTTTTAGTAAAGTAAAGGTAGTTAAGACTGAAGCTATTGATAATGGTCCCAAGGATGTTCTGACTAGCTATCATGAAGCTATGGATCTTGTTAGTCAGATTGCTAGACAGACACAGCAACCTGTTATTACTGCTTATCAAAGACCAACAGGTTCTCGTTATTGTTTAACTCCAAGAAGAACTGATACTATCAGAAAAACAAATGATCCTATTAATGAAGTATTCATTTCTCTTATGAAAGAAAAGTGTAGAGGTTACTAATGCGAGATCCAAATCGTCTTTACGATTTTTATCAAAAACTTCAAACTGTCCATATAACCCATTTTCCTGATTGGCGTTTTGGACAATTTATGTTTAATTTCTTTGGTTGGTATGGACAAGATCCATTCTTTCTTGAAGAAGATCAATTCATAGAACTTCTTGACAAATATGTCAAAGGAGAGAAACCATAATGTTTGCATTACTCAAAGATACTAGCAAATCAATTATTGATAACAGTTATAATGAATTTTCATACTTATTAATGATTTTATCCGTTCTGGGTATTATTGTTTTTGGTGCTATTACTGGTGTCAGTTATTTTGCTGCAACGCCAGAAGAAATGGATAAACTTTCACTCATTGGACCTCCTGGTGCTACTCAATGGTTAATTGGTTTTATTATCATAATAGCTTCTATTATTTTCGGTGTATTTACATTATTTGCTGATTCGCATTATGCAGTTGGTGATGACCGAAGATTTTTAGTTGCAGGGTATTTTTGGGTATTTGCTACTTGTAGTGGAGCATTAGTTATTGTAACACCATTTATCCTTCTTTATGATATTTCTAAAGGTCTATTCTGTATTATTAATTTCTGTTTTGAACATTTCTTTATGTTATTCGCACCAAGAAAAACAAAAGAAAAAATGATTGTTCAAGCAAAAACAGAAAAAGATATGATAAGAAATTATAACAGTTTTCTTAGAAACTAAACCATAGGAGCATATCAATGCTTAT